CAGCCCTTCCCGCAGGACGTACTCGCTGTTGGCCCAGGCGATCCGTTCGCAGACGGGGAGGATGGCACGCTGGTATTCGGACAGGTCGATCTGCGCGGCGACGTTCCCACCGCCCAAGCCACTCAGTTCGGACATGCCTTCGGAGACTTCGGGGGGGAGCGGGCTGGCCCGGTAGACCCGTTTGCGGAGATCGTCGATCGTCGCCCCGAGTCCGGGATCGAGGGAGCGGGCGAGTTCGACCCACTTCACCTTGTCAGCGATCGAGCTGTGGACGCCGACGACGGCGGGGATGGCACGCGACCAGCCGTCCGCGACCTGGGCGGAGTCTTCGACATGGTCGCCGATCTCGTCGTACAGCTTGTTGACGAGCGACTGGTTGAGCGGGTACAGCGCCGGCTTGCCGTCCCCCACCTCGGCGGCGGAGGGGATGTCGAGCTGGTCCTGGTCGTCGGGGGCGATGATCAGCCCGGCGTTCAACCGGGACAAGGCGACGGCGGCGACCGCTTCGTAGATGGCCTGCAAGATCTGCAACGACCGGACACACGACACCATCCACGACGACGCTTGCGCCGGCCGCAGCGGAGACTGGTTCCACACCCGGATCGCCACCCCGTGCCCGTCGCCGTCGATCGGGACCTTGACCGCCCCGTCGATCCCGACCTGCACCAGATACATCCCTGACTTCTCCTGGATCGCGGTGCGGGCGACACCGACCCACATCGGCCGGCCTTCGGGGTCGTACCGCATCTCCGGTGTCCCCGTATAGCCGAACTGCCAGGCGTCGCCGGCGACGGTGAGGCAGGTGGCGATCGCCCCGAAGATGTCGGACTGCGGGCCCGACGGTGAGCGGACGTTGCCCCAGATTTCGGCGCAGTCCGCCGCCAGTCGGGCGTCGACGCCTTCGGTGAGGTCGCCGTCCTCGCCTATCAGCGGCGGGCACTTGTCCCCCGTCATCCCCTCGACGTTCAAGCAGGGCCGGAAGTTGACGCGTTCCACCCCCGACGCGATCCGGTCGGCGATCGACCGGACTTCGGGGACCTCGTAGAACGACCAGAGGTCGATGTTGCTGCTACCGGGGTTGGAGAGGTTCCGGTTGCGGGCAGGCTGGTTGTCGGGGACCGGATGCGGGAACCGTTCCGCCGACGCCTGCCGGGTCAACGTCGCTAGCTGGGTGGACGTGAGGACTCGGGCCACGTCAGGACTGGCGTTCGTAGAGACGTGCGATCCGCGCCGGCGGTTCGGGTTCCGGTTGTGGCGTCACGATCCCTGCCCCTCCGCATACAGCGCACTTCCCGTTCCGGGAGAACACGTCAGATCCTCGGCCCGCGCATCTCGCGCACGTCACCACGTCAGGGTCATCGGGACGCGGGCGTGGCACGCGGGCAAGCGTAACCCCCACGTCCACCGTCAGGGATGATACGTCAAGCCTCGGCTATGGCATCAAGGATGACGACCGTCGCCGAAGACGCCGCCCACACGGCGGGCTGCCACCACAGTAGGCCCCCATCGCCGGCCCAGAGCGCGTAGCCGCCGACCACGCCGGCGGCCAGCCAGAACCCCGCGCACCAGGCGCAGGTGACGAGGTCGTGGACGTCGGACTTGACCCGGTCCTTCCAGCGCAGGTGTAGGGCGGCTTCCTTGCGGGTCGGGTAGGGCCCGGAGATCGGGACATGGTTGGGTGCGACGACCGCCCACTGTTCTTCCAGCCCGTCGGTGTTGACGGCCAGGTGGGGCGCGCGGGATAGCCAACGCCGGACAGGCCCAAACGGCACCGCCAGTTCTGTTACGAGAAGGACGGCGAGGACCGTGGCCGGGTACAGCCGCAGGAACAGTGACGCCGTCATCGGAACATGGCGGTGATGCCGAGGGGCGACGCCTCCACCAGAACAGCCAACACCACCCCGGCCAACATCGCCAGCAGCCAGACCTTCACAGCTCGAACGCCAACGCCGGGAGGGGGATGTCGTCGGGTGGGGGTGGGGCTTTCCGGCCGCAGCACAGTTTGATGTGAACCAACTGGATGTCCCACGACTCGAACGCCTGGCCGTCGTCGGTGAAGGTGAGGCCCTCGATGTGCTCGACGCCGTTTGATCGGCCGAGCCGGCAACCCCACAGCGGGGCCATGCCGCGAGGCTGGAACACGGCACGGGTGAGGGCGACGTCGACGTCTTCGGTGTCGCCTTGCGGGTTGGTGATGCTGATCGCCCGTCGGCCTTCCCACGGCGACGCGGGGAGACACAGCAGGCCATTCGCAGTCGGTTCCCGGTAGGCCAACGACCCGGGCGGCCCGTCTGTCGCTTCCCCGTAGACCACCTGGGGGACGCCTTCGACGATGAGCCGTCCGTTCTGGAACACCTGCGGGGCACCCGTGTCCGGCAGGATCACCTTCACGATCCCGGACTGCGACGACGCCGAGAACGACTTCACTGCTCGGCCCCGGTGAACACGACAGGCCCGTCGACCAGGTGGCGGTGGACGGCCTGCGCCTCCTCACGCCCGACGGCGGGCCATTCCCAGGTGTCGCCCCACACTGACCGCATCGTCACCGTGAAACTGTCGGAAGGATGCGGCTCACCCGGTACACCGATGGTCTGTCCCATGATGGGCAAGTCTAGCCGTAGACGGAGCCGCGGCGGCGACGCGCCGTCGGCGTCGGACGCTTCGGCGGCCCGACCCCCAACAGGTCGGGGAACAGGTCGGTAGCGGCCCACACGAACGCATCCAACCGGTTCGGTGAAGTCTTGGTCACGTCCGGCACCCAGCCGGTCAGCTCGTCCTCCAGTTTCGACAGGTCGACCGTGAACCGCAGCCGGCCCCGCAGCCAGGACGCCTCGTTGTTCGGCTCACCGCAGATCGAGGCGACGGGTTCGGCGCGCTGCCGTTTCCCCAGCGACGCATGCACCGGCGAGTAGGCGACCATCCCCGCTTCCTGGATGCCTTCCCGGACGAGCGCCTCCTTGGCGGCGGCGACCGTCGAGGCGACCATGGCGTCCCCGAAGTTCTTCTCGGCGCACACCCGCATGAACCCCGTCTCGATCGCCTTCAACACGGCGAGGCGGCCCCACGCTTCGGGGGCGAGACGGCCGGACCAGTCGCCGACCGTGTAACCGAGGTCGTCGTAGCCGCGGCACATGCCGACGATCCCGCATTCGTCGTTGTCGGGCCCGTCCCCGCCGCTGGGGTCGACGGCGATGACGCCTTTCTTCCACTGCTCCGGCTGCTGCGCCAGCGGGCCGGTGGATGTTCCGTCGCGGCGCATCGCCCCCACCTGCGCCCTCGACCAGAGTGCCCCTTCGGCTTCGGTGACCTCGTGCTGCGCCTCCCGCCGGAAGGCTCGGATGCCCCAGTCGTCGGCCTGCGCCCGGCACGTCTCCAGATCCTGCCCCTCCCACGTCGGCACACCGTGGACGGTTCCCTGGTCGTCGATCGTGAAGTCCCGCAACGCGGGGATCGGGCCGATGACGGTACGGCGTTTCAGGAAGTCGGCGCGGCCGTCGGCGAGCTGGGAGAACACGGAGTCGCGGTGGATCAGGTTCTGGACCGCCAGGGTCGCCACGTCCGGGGAGCCGGCCGGGATGATCCCCTCCGTCAACGCTTCGATCTTCTTGGTGGTAGTCGCCGTGGAGTCGTGACGGGCGTCGATCTCGTCGAGGACGATCCAGTCGGGCCGCTGCTCATCCAGCTTCACGCCACGACTGGCGACGTCGAGGCCGATGGCGTCGACGACGAACCCGCTAGCGGTCCACAGCCGGTTCCGTCGCCACCCCCGACTGTTGCCGTGCTTCCCGACCCGCTTCTCGGCCAGCTCCGGGTACAGGATCCCGACCCGTTCCGACTCCAGCATCGACGCGATGGTCTGGACGTGGTCGTCGGCCCGGTCCTGGATGCCGCACACGTACAGCCCGTAACTGCGGGTGGCGCGCGCCCCCACCGCGACAGTCGCCCCCTCCGCGCCCGTCGACTTCGCACCGCCGCGGGCGAGGATGGTGACGAACGGATCCGGCCTCGCCCCTTTCTCGATGGACCAGACCCACCGCCAGAACGCGTCGTGGTGGGGGGCCATCCGGGCCCGGAAGTAGCCGGGGAGCACGGAGGCGAGCCAGGTCGTGTAGTCGTCGCCGATCACCGTCTCCAACGGATGCTGCTCGACAGTGGTCACAGCCACCGCCGGCGTTCACGGAGGACACGGCGGTGGGCCCACCAGGCCCGGAACCTACGCATCGGGGGCCAGCGCAGCACGGGCGATACGGGCCGACCATTGGGGGTCGAGGGCCATGTCAACCGGATCGGATTCTGTGATTTCGATGAGGGCGGCGGTGAGGCGGGCGTGGTCACGGGTGATCCGCCATGCGTAGTCTCGGAGTGCCAGCGGGTCGGTGTCGACCAGCTCGTCTATCTGCTCGTAGGCCAACGCCTCAGCCATCGGTGTCACCGGTCTCAGCCGAGAGGGCGGCTCGGGCGGTCCGTCGTGAGAAGCACGGCGACAGCACCCCGCACCATCCGCACAGACTCGGGTCCTTCCCCGGCATTGGGACGTGGACACGAGCGACCTCTTCGAGGGCGGCGGTGAGGCGGGCGTGGTCACGGGCCACACCCAACAGGGCGGCGACGGCAGAGCGTTGGACGGTCACCAGCGGGTCGTCCGAAAGGCCTACCTCGTAGACGGTGTCGGCGAGGGTGTCGGGGTCCAGCGGCTCAATCATGGCTCCACTCCGTGCCAGCGACCGCACACGAGGCAGCGCAGCCCGGTGCCTTCGACTCTCGCATGGGGCATGGAGCCGCACCCGAAGATGTGACGCCACCAGCGACGACGCTCACCCATCGGTGTCACCGGCCTCAGCCGACGGGTAGGTGATCTCCAACCCACCGCCCATCCACGTCCCCTGGTCACCGGCCTCAGCCGAGAGGGCGAAACTCAAGACCTCTTGGGCCATGCGCTTCGCCGCGACCTCGCAGTAACGTTCCTCGATCTCGATGCCGATGGCTGTGCGGCCGCAGTCCTTAGCGGCGCGGAGGGTGGAGCCTGACCCCATAAACGGATCAACCACCTCGGCTAAAGGCGGGCATTTGCCGATCAGATCGCGCAGCAACTCAACCGGTTTTTGGGTTGGGTGGAACCGCTCCCCGCCGTTGTTGACCTGCTGGTAAGGGCCGATGCCTTGGTATCTGAGCACGGACCTTCCGCGCTTACCGACGAACCCACGACCCAGAACGTAGATCTCCTCGGTGGACGGCCCCCACGGCAGGGACAGGTCACCCATGCCGATCAGTTCACCTTTGTCCCAAGTAAGAACCGTCTTGGTACCTAGGGGCTTCGGCACGGACCACCGGCCAAACACCAGGGCCGGGCGTGGAGCCCACAACTTGAGAACCTGATCCCGCACCTCTGTTGTTTCGTCCCCCGCGACGGAGCAATCCCCGAACGCCCCAGCCTTGCCAGATCGGTGACCCATGCCATACGGCGGATCGGTGACCATCACCCCGCCGGCGATGTCCCAGGCGTCGACTTCCCGGCAGTCCCCGTGGTAGATCGTCACCGCGTCGTCCTGGTAGTACGGGTCAGGCATCGGTGTCACCGGCCTCAGCCGAGAGGCCCGTACCGTGACAGGTCTTGCACTGGCGGTGGGCGTCGGGTCCAGCTACGGACGGGGATTCGTGGCAGTGGCCGCAGCCGTACTCGCAGCCCTGGCCCTTGCATGTCGGGCATTCGGTGTCACCGGCCTCAGCCGAGAGGGGCCGCACTTCAAGCCCGTAGTCGTCCAGCACCGCCTGGATGGCGGCCAGGGGATGCTCTACCTGCGGGTCGGGGACGGCACGGGCGAGGGCGATGTACCACGGCTCACGAATCGGAGCGACAAACCATCCCTCGTCACCCATCGGTGTCACCGGCCTCAGCCGAGGGCCACGGCCAGCCGAACGTCAAGGTGGTCTGTCCGCCCATGCCCGTCCCGGTTGCCAGTAGCCGCCAGCCGTCGTTGTCCATCATCGCCGACACGACCGGGTCCTCGGCATCGACGATGCAGACTTGCGTTACCCACGTCAGGTCACCCATCGGTGTCACCGGCCTCAGCCGAGAGGCGGTCGATGATGGCGAGCAGGTCGTCGGCGAAACCGTGCAGCGCTTTCCCGGTAGCCCGCAGATGTCGGGCAGCGGCCACCTGCTTGCGTTCCTCGTCGGTCAGTAGCTCAGTCATCGGTGGCCCCCAGCCGAACCGGGTTCATCCTCGAACCGGAGCAGCGACGGAACCCCGTCGTCCCACATGACCGCCATGCCCTCGGCCCACTCGACCGGGTAGACAGCGCCGTCGATGCGGGTGTGGCCGTCGGGGACCTCGGGGACCAGTTCGCCGCCAGCTCGGATCGTTACCCCTTGCCCCTGCTCACCGTGAGCCAGGAGAGCGGCGATCTCGCCTTGGTGGAAGCTTGGACGGCATCCGCTTACGGTTGCGATCACGTCGGCGGCGTTCATCCGAGCCCCGTGTAGGCACGGAAGGCTCGGGCGTCCCGCTTCGCCTCGGTCGGCGTCCAACAGCCCGGGATCGAACGGCCCCGGCACTGGACCCGACCGAACAGGCCGTAGTTGCATCCCATCCAATGCCAGTTCAGACCGCCGTGGCCGTACTGGGTGAAGTTCGCCCAGTTACAGACCGCGACCGCGCCTTCGGTGTCGGCTTGCGCCGGGGCGGTGAGTGCGAGGGATGCTGCGAGGACAGCGACAGCGAGAAGGCGGCGCATCAGCCCGCGGTCCAGCCGTCGGTGCGGACAGGGCCGCACCAGCCGCCCTGACACTCAGGGTCACCGTCGTCGAACACCGTGGTAGGTGTGACCTGCGGCGGCTCCGTCGTGGTCGGGGGGATCGTCGGGCATCCCGGCACGCCAGGCGTGTACGGGTCGAAACACGGCGGCGGCCCGGGAGGCTCGGTCGTCGTCGGGGGGGCACAGCCGGCGGCGTCGAAGTACTGGACCGGGACCGTCCCGCCCCCGTCAGCCGACCAGGCGACCCCCGCAGAATGGACAGCCCCGTCGGTGACATCCCACGGGACGAACACCGAACCGGCGGGCCCGTCGAACTCCCAGTCCGACTCGACACCGTCCAAGGTGAACGTCACCTCGTTGACCCCTTGCGGGAAGGAGTGGAACAGGCCGGTGACGCCGGTGCAGTCTTCGGTGAGCTGGCCGGCATGCTCTTCGTCGGGGGTGCCGGACGCCGGTTCGGTGACGGCCAAGCCGACGCCCCAGCCGGTCAAGGCGACCGCCAGGGCGGTAGCAGCGAACCACAGGGTCTTCTTCACAGGGTGCTCTCTTTCGCTCGTTCCATAGACCGCCACCGTAGCAGTATCCGACGGCCGGGGCAAGTCTACTTCTGGCCCTTCAACCGGGGCTGCACATCAGACCTGTCGGACGACGGCCGGCGTGGTTGAGGCTTCGGGGCCAGAGCCCGGAGGTCGGTGGCCACCTCTGCTTCGGTGAGCGGCGGTTGGGCGACTCCGATCTCGTGGGCGAGCGCGTCGATGACGAGCTGCTTCAACGTGCGGCCGGTCTGGGCGGCGGTGGCTTTCGCTTCACGGTGGAGGGACTCAGCGACCTGGACGTGGATCCTTACTTCGCTCATCCCGCTAAGCGTAGTGGACTAAGCGGACGCGCGCTAGCCGGTGCCTTGGATGATTT